AACACCTACAGAAAATACCAAGATACAACGCCTGATACAAAGCACATTGTCTACCATGGAAAAACTTGGCCCACAACGTTTCAATATCATACTTGACAATAAAGAGTTTGCTAAACACATCAAACCCTATATCAATAAAAGCATTCGCAGTGGCATACAGATTGAAAACCCCAGTGGGTTTTTGAAAGACTTTATGACACACTATCACAATGAGCAGACCAAAGACATTGAAGATGTTGCTAGCCGTAAAGCACAGAATCGTCTAGTTAAGATCAAAGAAAAAGAACAGTGGATCGCTGACAATGCTAATAATTTATTAGGTGTGCTGGCTGTTTACAAACGCCTAGTAGAAATTAAATCTCTACTGCTAAACAAACTACAACAAGTAGAAGGCATTGGTACATTCCAAAAAACACAAGACGGATATAAAGTAACAACACCAGAAGGATTCGTTGCTATTGGCCACGATGGCGGTGCTGTTAAACTAGTAGATCGTCTAAGTTTCAGTCGTCAAAACTTCCTAAAACGTAAATAAAACAACCAATTTTTTGTCTTTGGCATAAATATTTACATGCGCGAAAGCGTACAAACATAGGAGAAATACAAAATGGCAACATTTACAAGAAGCAATCCAACAGCGGTTGCAAGAGGCACTATCCAACGTAATACTGCACAATCAGTATACAAAGTAGTATTAAGTGGCGGTATCGCTGCAATAGCTAGCGATGCAGCAGCAGCAAAAGTAACAGATGCATTAGGTTCATTTGCTGGTATCATCCAAGTTAAGTCAGATGGATCAGAACTTTTCTTAGTAGTTGATCGCGTAAACGCAACTATTGGTGCAGTTGCTGGTGCGATTGCTCAAGTATTAGATACAGGTACATTTACAGTTTCTGGCGGTGTTGCAACACTATCAACATCAGCAACAGTAACAGTTACAGAGCCAACAGACTTAGAAGGTATGTAAGATCTGTAGTTAGCATTAAAACTAAAGCACGCTATTTTAGCGTGCTTTTTTTTGTCTTGATATTCTGTTAACTAGCATAAATAATACAAAGATCCATTGGAGAAAAACATGGCAGTATTTACAAGAACACGAGGTAACGTTGCTACAGCAGGTACTACTTATACACCTAATTGTAACGTTCAACTTATTAGAGTACGCAATGGTGCAGGACTTCCTGTAAACGTTGCTGCAGCAAGCAGTACACTTGGTAGCACAGTAGAATTAATCCTTAGCGAAGTTGCTCCATTAGCTTACATGGTGGAAACTGGAGCTTCAGGTAATATTCATATTGTTGTAGATCAAACAGTCACAGCGGCAGAATTACAACACCGTATTCGTCAAATTGGTGCAAATGCGGCCGCAACACGTTTAACAGCGACAACATTTACCTATGCTAATACATTCACTGGCGCAGATACATTAGATATCAGTGGCACAGGTGTATATGATGCAAACGTAATCAATGGTGCTGGATTCAAAGTTACATCAAAAGACGGCGAACCAAACTAATAGTTAATACAACAAAAAGCACTGTGAAGGTGCTTTTTTTGTGGCTTAAAATCCTATCAATAAATACTCTTATAATGACTCAAGAGAATTTAAGGATTTACAAATATCAAGGCCACACCCTAGTAGACATCACTCATACTGGTGTGACTAGACACAGCCTAGAACAAGAGCGTGCTAGAAATCAGCAACGTAATTGGGAAACGGTACAACAACTACTTGGTCTTCGTGCGCAGGTATTAGAAATTGCTCAAAGAAAATTAACCAAGCAAGAGGTAACTAACTTTGGGTCAGCGTATCAAGGTCAACACACAGTATGGCAATTTGAATTCTCTGTAGAAGTTGTTAATGTATTCAAGTTAGATCAAGACCCAATAGGTATATTGTTACAAGATTTTAACCATGCACCAATTGTGGCCGAGTTAGATGAAACAGTTAAATTTCCCATGCATTTATTCTTTACCAATGGTGAGAATAAAAACATACATTTTGATTTATTGTAGTACCATAAATATATTAGATGCTCATAGGCATTCATTAAGGCACATATTAAGGCACATTGTTAAGGCTCACTCAAAAGACGGCATCGCTCACTTAGGAAGGCGAGATGGCCAAACCAGCAGAAATTGAAAAACAGAGTCTAGAAGCCCACGTTGAAATATGTGCCGTTAGGTACGCAAACTTGGAAACTAAACTAGAAAACTTAGAACACCGTATGGACAAACTTGAAGGCTACCTAGTAGGCATCAAGGAAAGTCTAGACGACAAATTTGAAGGTCGCGGCAAGCAAAGTGTCAGCACCTTAGTCAGCATCTTAGGCGTGATCCTAGCAGGCCTTATTGGATTTATCGGACACGCTCTCTTCAAGTAACTAAATACTTACATGAAGATAGTTGAACTCACTAACAAATTACTATTACCAATCACCAACGAAGAGCATGATCTGCTAAAAAAGTTTGGTGATGATTCTATTTCTAAATCGCAACTTGATGAGCGCGAACAAATTTTAGCAAATGGTCTAACAGTCAAAGATGTACTAATTCGAACAAATCAAGATGGCAAAATCCACTACAAAAAACAAATTAGTTGAGTTTGACATTGAGAAGATTCGTCGCTTTACACAAACTGAATTAACTAATCTAGCACAAACCCAAAACGATTTACCTTTTTGTTATCAAATTGGTAGTGACATTTTAGTGGGCAATAATAAGATAGTTAAAATCAATGATAACAGTTGGCGAGTAACAGAACAAGGTCAACAGATATTTGATTTTTTCAATCGCAAAGATGCTATTTTTTATTGTATTGCTGTGCATAAACAACAATTACAACTAGCAAATGATATACGCATCAACGATAGTCTATTAAATAAGTTAGAGTTTGAGGCAACACTATATCGTTTAAGATATAAAAAAGCCCAGGAAAAAGGCGATGATTGGGGTGAAGAATACTACAGTAACAAGTATTCTGAGGTTATAAATCGCATAGACCATATTAAGAAAGAATTAAAGAAATCCTTAAACTTGGCTAAATATATTAAACTGTAATTGGGAATCCTACTATGAAAATAACAGAAATGGCAGTAACCAGCGCCAAAAAAATTAACAAATTAATGGAAAGCCGCTTTGGTTTTGCCCTAGATTTTAGTAAAATGAGTGTTGCTAAAGCAGAAGCTTTAAGCGAAACTATCAATGCTAATCTAGAAAAAATTCGCCACAGCGTAGATCTACACACAGCAGAACGTAATCCACGTTATATGGAATTACTAACTGTTCAAGAAGGACTAGGCCGTTGGTTAAGCGAGAATCGTCGTCAAATCAATGAAGGTGAAGTTGGTAATGCAGAAGTATTACTAGCCGCTAAGAACATGGTTGACAGCGTACAAGATGCTATTGAAAAAGTAGGTAAAATGCAAAATGAACAATTACCTGAATTACTAGATTCAATCCGTGACCAAATTGGTTCAGAACAAGCAGAAGGTTTCAAAAACGCAGTAGGTGCTACATTAGATACTCTAATGCAAAATCTACAACAAGCACGTGAAGGTGTTGACAGTGGTGTTCGTATTTTAACTGGTGAGCAGGTTGACAACCCAATGGAATTACCAGGTGATCAAGCAGGTGCTGACCTAAGTGGTGGCGAATTACCTCCGCCTCCAGGCAGTGATTTAGATGCTGACGAAACAGATGGATTTGCAGCTACTGATGCAGCAGTTGGTGGTGCAGAAGAGCTTGGCCGCGAACAACGTTAATCGTGAGATTAGATGAGTTTGTACACGGTCCAACAAACACTCCAGAAAGTAATTTAGTTACTGCTCTGGAGTTAATCCAACACAGATATAAAGACAAAGATAAAGTCCCCAACGTAAGCACACAAAGTCTAATCAATTTGGTACGAAACACAGATCGTACCTTTGATTATGATGCATTGATCAGTGCCAACGAAAACAATCCAGCAGTAAAAACACTGATCAAATCATTTAACAAAGATATAGTTGAATTAAATCCTGTTAATGATGGTGAAGAACAAGCGCCTACTACCAACATAGGTGATGAAACTACACAAGCACCAGTCGACACAGTAAGTAATATGGCTAAATCAGCCGCTAAGAAACGCGGCGCCGCCGGATTTTAATTACCAAAACCCATTGACATAACACACTAAATACTGTAGTATTTTACTATACTATTGGAGTTTATATATGGCTTATTCGGAAAAAGTTCTAGACCACTACGAAAACCCTCGTAATGTGGGCACCATGGACAAGGATAGTCCAGATGTAGGAACAGGTATGGTTGGTGCACCGGCCTGCGGTGATGTAATGAAACTACAGATTGAAGTCCATGAAGGGATCATAACAGATGCCAAATTTAAGACGTATGGCTGTGGTAGTGCTATTGCTAGTAGTAGCCTTGTCACCGAGCTCCTCAAGGGCAAGACGCTGGATGAGGCTCAGACCATCAAAAACTCACATATCGCAGAAGAACTCGCACTACCGCCCGTCAAAATTCATTGCTCGGTGCTTGCAGAAGATGCGATCAAATCAGCAATAGCAGACTATAGAAAGAAACATGAAACCATCAGCCATTGAAAGTCCTTGCATATCAATATGTCGTTACGAAGACGAAGTCTGCGTGGGCTGTGGTCGCACGGTGGATGAAGTAGTTAATTGGTATGATATGAATGATGATGAAAAACAAGCAGTGTTAAACAGGCTAGATGAAAAAAATAGAGGATCGTTTTCAGATTGGATATGATAACACTGACTGCCACAGCCGCTAAACACATGCAAGACGCATTGTACAATCGTAAAAAAGGTATTG